CCATCTCCTCTAGTACTCATTCCTGATGCATAATATGAACAAGCAGTAAATAAATCTAAGCCTGTTGGAAATCCTATTTTACCTAAACAAGTATATAAAAAATAAAGTACTGTTTGAGGGCTTAATTTTGTGTTACCTACTACATTTGTTTCGGTAAATGTAAATGGAATATAATCTAACATCCCAAGTCCATCAATAGCATTAAAAGATAATTCTTTTCTACCTGTGGTTAATGAGTATTGAACTAAATCACTTAAAACCCAGCCTTGCCAATAAATCTCGCTATCTACAAATAATTTTACTAAATATTTTCTGTCATTTAATGTAGTAAAGTTTGGTAAGTTATTTTGGTCATCAGTTACATCAATACTAACATTTAATTGACTAGCATAAATAGGTTCGTAAATATCATCACTTTTTGGAATGTATTGTAACTGAATTGTAGTAGCAGGATATTCAATGACAGAAGCAACTGCTTCATCAATATACATTTCAACAATTGCAACCTCATTGTTTTTAGTTGCAGCAGTTATTTTATATTTTAAATTATATGCCACCTCTCCTTAAATTTAATGATGAATTAGACCTTTGTAAAGCTAAAACTAAATCATTCCCTTTTAGTACAAATTGACCACCATTAGCAGTTGCACTAGCACTCATTGCTCCTGCGTTAAAAGAAGTATTTAAGAAACTACTTAATTTACTTAAAGGCATAATTGCCTCTGGTCCAGCCTCCCCAATTAAACCTAAAGATGGTCCATTAGTTATACCACCTTTTGCATTTTTGGTAACACCAAGACCTAACAAGTTCATTATTGTATTTAAAATTCCTCCTCCTCCTGCTGCTGCTCCTGCTGCTCCTGTTCCACTTGTTGCTATTGTGCCTTGTATTGCTGCTAATATTTGAGCTCTAAGAATTGCAAATCCTAAATCTGCTGCAAATTGTAATACTGAATTACTTAATGCTTCAAATACATTTTCTCCCTTTATCAAAGCATCAAAAGCACTTTGTAATGAATTTGTAACTCCACTTGCCATTTGATTAGCAAATTGATATGCTTCGTTATTTGCTTGAGCAAATCCTTCTTTAGTATCTTTAAGAAAATTACTTAATTCATTGTTGGTAGTTTTAATTTTACCAATCATTTGTTCATCAAACATTCCAAACAAAGTACCATTACCTATATTTGCTGCTTCAGGAATATTACTTACAAATGGGGTTTTACTTAATTGTTCTCTTGCTTGTGTTTCTAAAGATGCATCATAAACTCCATCAGATATTAACTTTACAGGAGACTTAATTTTCTTTTCTTTCTTAGGTTTTAAAATCTTATCTGGGCTAGGTAGTATAGTAATTTTTGCTAATTGTTTAAAAGTATCAGCTTCTAATTTAGAAATATTCTTTTTTATACTATTTCCTAATATATCGTATTCTTTATTTATTAAATTTTTCTGATATTCTACACTTCTTATATGAGAATGCCCATATTCAATCATTTTTTTTGGACCAGTAACTAATGATAAAGCATCATTTCTTTTTTTATTATTTTTAATTTGTTCTTCATATAATTTATCTAATTGTGCAGTATTATTTTTTTCAGTAGCTACTGCACTACTTTGCATTGCTGCTTGGTTTACTAAAGTAGTATAAAAAGCCTTATCTGCTCCAAGTTTTGCATCTTGAATAGCTTTACTATCTCCATATAGTTTTTTTAGTTGCTTTAATGCTTCTTGTTGTTGTGTTTTAGTTCCACCAGTAATAAGTTCAACTAATAATATTCCCTTAGTTCTTTTAGTTTGCTCTTGACCTATTAACTTATAAATTTCTTGTGCAACTTTATTTAATTCATCTCTAAACTTTTCTAGTTCTCCTGTTGGTCCTTTAAAGAACTCTGCAATTTCTTTACTAAATGTAACGGCTAAAGATGAAACTAAACCAATTGCTACACCAACACCCGCTGGTCCCATTAAGCCAGAAACCATTGCTTGTAATGCTTTCTTAGTACCACCTTCAGTTTGAGCTAATCTTTGGAATGACTCAACCATAGGGTTTAAGTTATTCGCAATACCCATTATTCCATAAGGAGCATCCTGAGCAATTCTAGAGAAGTTTATAAGAGATTGAGAAGCGTCTCCTAATGGCTTACCTAATTGATTAGTTTGTTGTTTTAATTGAGTTATTGTAGTGTTTAAATTAGCTATGTTTTTACTTAAATAGTTAATTTCTCCAATACTTGTAGCTTTCTTTAATGCACTTTCAAATTGGGCAAGTGTATTTTCGGCAGCTTTTAAGCTAGATTGTAACGATGAAACATCTGCATCAATGCTAATGCTAAACTTATCAAAATTTTCTGCCATCTTATATTAATTTACTCCGTACAATTTTAATGTTCTTGTCAATTGGTCATCCGTTAACATTACCTTTTCTTCTTCAATTTCTAAATCATCAATAGCTGGTATGCTCCAAAATGCCTTAATTGACTTAGGTGATTTTTCAGAAGTGTTACTTAAATATACAATATAGGCAAGGTTTCTAGTCCTTGCCCATTCGTTTAACTCTTGTCTTTCTTTACCCATTACGATAATAGAAAAGTCTTTCCAAGTCATCTCCCAAAATTCGTTTGGGCGTATATTACATTCAGCAGCCTTAACTAAAATATCATCCCAATTTAGCTTTATTAGGCTTTTTTTTTTCTTCTTTAGGAGTGCCTTGTACTGCAGTAATTGTATTTTGTACAATATACTTTAAGTAAGCAAGTACTTGTCCTTCGGATTGAAAAATCGAGCCTATTTCGTCCATCCAATCACAAACATCGTTTTCAGTATATTCAACTTCTTGTTTGTTTGTTAAACAAGCTGATTTATATCCGATATATATTAATTTAACAATAATATCTAAATCAAATTGATTATTACCTAAAACTTCAAAGTATTTGTCTATTGTGATATTTCGTTCGTTACAAAATTCACGCATTGACCAAGTACCCCATTTTAATTGAATTGTGTTGTTGTTTAGTCTTAATTCAAACATAGGTTATTATTTATATTTATACAGTTACTTCAGTCTGTGCGATAGGTGGAACACATACTACAAAAGTTGCAGTAAATTTAACATCATCTTTATCATCAGCAGTTACTTCAAAATCGCTAATGAATACAGTGCTAGTTGATAAACCACCATAATATACATCACCTACAACTGGAGATGCTTTACCCATTTTGATAGTAAATGTAGTTTTTGCAGCGTGAGCAGCATACAATTGTTGGTAAGAATCCTTACTTGGAGTTCCTGTTTCATCAATTGCAAAACCTTCAGCATTGAAAGATTGAGTAAAAGAAGGTCCAACTTGATATTGGTCTCCACATTTTGAAGTTGCATCAATAGTGTTAACAGTTGATGTCATTGAGTTTGTCGTTAAACAAGCTACTGGTATAAAAGTTGTACCACCAGCTAAATCTGCTAAAAGGATATAATCCCTTGCTGATACTTTAGTTTCTGCCATTTTATTTTAATTTTGAGTTATTATTAAATTATAAGTTATTATTGTTCTAAATATATTGTCCGAAGGTTCTAAGGCATCTAAATTTCTAATTGCACCTACCACTAAACTTGAAGCATAAAACCCATTTGATAGGGTTATATCTGTGTTTGAATTGATTGCAGTCAGTATTAAATCACTTATAGTTTCAGCTCGTTTATAACCAAAGTTACTATTTTTTATGACAATGTCAACATCAATGGTAACTCCATTAGTATAACTAATTTTGCCTTGGTCTTGCGTTGATGCTCTGCCGTTCATAATGATATATTCATTTACCCCATTATTAGGAGCATAACCATCATAAACAGGCAATCCACTTGAACTTGTCAAGTTGGTATAAAACCACTTTTTTATTTCAATATTAGGATTTAACATTAGCTATTACATTTTTTATGTTCTTTCTTAAAATAGGAATCTCGCTTTCAAATGCTGGTATTAAGTAAGGTCTTGCTCTAAGGTTAATTTTACGTCCTTTAGTACCCTTAAATTGTATCGCAAATGACTCAAATCCAGCAGGTACGTTAACTAATCCACCTGTGCCAAATTCAACATAAGGAGCATATTTTAAAGCACTTCCTACTGTATAAACTATTTTAGTTCCTACATTAACTTCTTTTAATTGTATTGAACTTCTTAGCGTAGAATTGTCAACAACAACATCTCTTTTAGCTTTGCTTTGTATAGCCAATGCAGAAGCATTTACTTCCATAGCTACCTCTTTAGCAATCTTAGGGGATAGTTTCCCTAATCTTTTAATAAGAGCATCTAAACCTTCAATCTTAAAAGAAATATGGTCTGCCATTAGAAGTAGATTAATATTTCGTAAAATCTAAATTGATTCTCTACATCCTTAAGAGAATGTATTGTATATCTTTCTCCTTCTATTGATAATTGATAATTTTCGTTAATAGTTACATCGTATCTAATAAATAACTTAGCCATACGAGTAAAAGTTATTTGAGCCTCTTGTAGCTTCCTATTTTCGTTTTCAGGGCGAAAATCCCCCCAAACGACCTCTTGTAAGGCAAAGGTAGTCGTAAAGCCACCTTGACCATCTGAGACCCTTGTAGGCACATATAATCCCACCTCCATTGTCATAGAGTTAGTATCTACATAATTTGTTTTTGCCCTTCCTATTCTCATAATATTGGTGATTGTCGAGTCCATCTTTGACAAGCCTTCCAAGTCTTTTCACATATTCCCTTGTCTCCATCTAGTCCTCTATTTTCATAATCAAATGATACTTGGTCTAAAATAGCTATTTTTAAGTCTTTAGGTATGCAATTAAACCCAGCCATATATTGAGCAGACATATTACTAAATAATGGTCTCCTTACTTTAGGATATTGGTCTCCTACTAATACATAATTTTCTTGTTCTATTTCATTTCCTTGCTCGTCAAATAATGCCATAAAGAATGATACTGGACCGAATGGCAATTCATATCCACCTGCTTGATTATCAAACCAAACGTTGACTTGTCTAGGGATAAGACTTAAATTAGTAACCTTTTCAATAGACTCTCTTGCTTGAGTTATTAATTCTGCAAATAAATCATCTTCTGATACAGTTGTAACTCTACAATACAATTTTGCTTCTGCAACTGTTACACCTTCTACTACTGGAGTATTATCTATGAAAGTATAATCATTTAGAAAGTTATACATATTTCCTTTTTTACAAATTTACATTATTTATAATAAAAAACCCCCTACTAAATAGCAAGGGGTCTTTATATCTATGTAAGATTAGAACTATGCGTTTCCTAAGTCAGCATATATAGCTGAAGTTGGTTGCATTAAGTTAATATCTTCATAACACTCGATACGAGCAGTAACCATATTTTGTTGGAAGTTACTAGCATTCTCATAAGAGAACTCAATAGCCATTCCTTCAACCTCAATTCTTTCTACGAAGTTGTTATCTAAGATAAGAACCTTATCATCAGTAACCCAAGATGCAGCAATTACTGGAGTTCCCCAGATTGTCATACCACCATTAGGATTAACGATAACACTACCAGAACCAGCATAGTAACCAGCAGTAATAGTTTCTTTCAATAAACGACCTAATTGAGAAGGACTTACTAAAGCAACAGAAGATACAAAGTTTGCACTCTTTTGGTTGCCAATGTAGTCAACTAATTGCTTTAAATCAACAGTTTCAGCAGTTGTAGTAGAACCAGTTGCAGCAGCAGATACAGTAGAGAAAAACGCAGCGTTCTCAGCTTTGTAGAAATCTCTAGTTAACATTCTTGGTAAAGTTGTGCTTAAGAAAGGCAAACTTCTAGCCATTTGCTTAGAGAAAGTAGAGAAACCAGCGATGTAGTCATTAACTACTTTCACTTCGCTTAATGCGTAGTTGTTCTCACCTTTGTTTGAACCTTCAGTTTGAGCAGCAATGTTGTTAGTTGTAGCAGTCTCTTTGTAGAATACATAAAGACCAGACTCACTTCTTACAGTTGGTACTAAATCACGGAAGTTGATTGCTTGACTTGGCAATACAGATGCATTAGGAGCATAAGATGCTTGAGCATCACCTGTTAAACTTGCACTTAAAGTCATAGACTTTACATCTCTTAAATCTAAACGGAATTTACCATTTGATTTCATTGATTTCTCCATCTCATCTAATTTACCATCTAATTTCTCGATGATAACTTCGTCAAGATGCTTTACTTCACGCTTTGCAGCTTTCTTTGATGCAGCAGCTTGAGCATCAAATTGCTTTTGTGCTTCATCTCTTACAACCTTAATCTCAGCTTTAGTTTCTTCTAACTTAGCTTCGATGTTAGCTTGAAAACCTTTAAGGTTCTCAGCCATTTCGTTAATTACGTTTTCCATTTTTACTTTTTTAGTATTTTATTAAATTCTTTAATTGCCTTCAGGACTTGTTCATCATTGTTTTTAATTTCTTCGATTATCGGCTCAGGTGATTGCTCGGTCTGAGTGATTTCTTTAACGATTTCAATTTCTAATAATTCTGATTGAATCCTTTTTATTTCAATCTCCATCAACGCAAA